GTTACCAGCTCCATCACTAGTCAATATTTCATTAGGATTTCCGTTGGTGGTAGGGTATGTAAGACCACCAGCAGTCAATGCACCCGTAATAGTTGCTCCTGTATTACTTGTTGCAATTCTGGTAGCAGCACCATAATCCAATCGTATAGAACCAGTAGAAGCTATTTCAATAGAAGAATGGTTATCAATAACTAATTCATAATTACCATCACCACTTAAATAATTTTTAGATGCAGAACTACTCCAATGTAGTGCAAGATGAGTTGAAACACCATTGATAAGATAAAATCCTTGATTAGTTGTACCAATAGGAACAAGAAAACCACCACTAGCAGTAAGTGTTGTAGTAGTAGTTGTTCCTCTTCCTGCTACTGAAGCAAGAGTATCAGCTTCTGCTGTTAGATAACCACTAAGATTTGGTGGAGTGTAATCAAATACACCAGTGTTCTGATCATAAGTTAATGCTGCACTACCTGCAGATGCAGTTGTTACACTGAATAAAGTTCTATCAGTAGCACTCGCACCAGCACCTGCTGCTGTCCAAGATTCACCATTCCAAGAATATGTTATACCAGCTACAGTATAAGTATATGATCCATCTGTTGGTTGACCGCCAGTTGCGGGAAAATTTATTGCCATTTGTTGAGTGCTCCGTCTCTTTATTTATTTTCTAGTTCTTTGAAAAGATCATCTACACGAGCATTTAACTCTTGTATTGCATTAACCAAAGCAGGTATTAATTGTTTCTTATCAAGACCCTGATAAGAATCAGGGTTTTCATTCCATAATCTATAAGATTCATATGTAGAATTATCTAGACAATCCTTAACATTCTGAGCAATTAAACCTGTTTCCCTCTTACCTGCTTTAGGTCCATTAAATTCCAGTTCTTTATAAGTGAAAGTTGCAACCTCTAAACTATTAATGAATTGCAATCCACCTGAAAATTTTTCAAAGTCTTCTTTAATCCTCACATCAGATCCTTGATCCTCATAGATATCACGAATCTTTCTTTCTGCATTACCAATATCATATGTATTATTAGTTAATGGTAATATATGAGCGTCAATAACAATGTTTCCAACTGGATCCAACACTAAACAATTATTAACCACACCACTACCAAGGTCAACATTTTGGAAGTCAACCTTATTAGATCCAGATGCTATTTCATTAGTGATCTGTGATAATGGTGGTGATACATCAACCCACTGAGATGAATCAGTATCTTGATAATATATTTTTAATCTTCCTTTATCTGACTCCCACCAAAGGTCACCAGCAGTTGCTGCTGGAGCAGTGTCTGCAATAGTTACACTAGCTCCTCCACCTCCACCAGAAGCTGCTGCCCATATTGGAGCAACACCATCACCTTGACTAGTTAATACTTCACCAGAATTACCTGCTGCTAAGATATCAGTATCACCATTTGATGCTTGATACAATAATCTGTTTGTAGCATTAATTCCTAAATCAGATGGAGATCCAGTTAAATATCCTGCTTGTGAATGGTCACCCCAACCATGTGCAGTGTTCCAATTAACAGAGTTGTCGGTAACAATAGAATAAGAACCACTAGTGCCTCCTCTCTTCATCAATCCTTGAGATCCAAAGTCACCATCTACAACCACATCGGTATGACTAGTCTGTGATGTAAGATATCCAGCATTAGCATGATTACCCCACCCATGTGCTGCATCCCAATTAGAAATATTAGAAGCAGTTATAGTAGCAGCATCTGATGCACCAAATACTGGATCAGTCTCTGTTGTTAAATAACTTGATAAATCTGGTGGTGTTAATGTGAAAACACCAAGTGCATTATTATAAGCAAGTGATCCACCACCACTTGCTGCAGCATTTGTTGCTGTGAGATCAGATAATATAATACCTGCACCACCACTACCAACTAAATCTGTAGTAGCAATCCAATTACTACCATCATACTTAAGAACCTGTCCGTTAGTAGGTGTAGTAGCAAATACTACATCATTTAATGTCTCAATAGATGTAGCAGAAGATAAGTATCCAGCACCAGCATGGTTACCCCATCCATATGCTGTGTCCCAATTAGTAATTTTTGCAGTAGTGACTCCAGCAGCATCACCAAGAGATGTTAAGTATCCAGCATTGGCATGATTACCCCACCCATGTGCAGTGTTCCAATCAGAAGAATTGTCTGTAACTATTATATAAGTACCAGCACCAAGTCTAGCCATCAAACCGTTGGTACTAAAATCTGCATCTACAAGAGCAGTACCTAATGATGTCAAATAGTTTTGATCTCCAACCCATGTTTGTGTTGCATAAGAAGCAAGGTTGGGTGGTGTATAAGTAAACTCACCGTTACCAGCATTGTATGATAATGAAGGAGTAGTAGATGCAGCAGCAGTAACTATACTAGGAAGTGCAGGTACCACTGGTTTGTTTAAAATTACAGTAACACCTCCAGTTGCATTCCAATCCGAATTAACTTGTGCTGCAGGTATAGATGGTTTGTTACTTAAGTTAAGATAATTACCATCAAATACATCAACCCATTGGATTGATGAACTAGTAGAACTCAAAACCTGACCAGAAGTTCCTGCAACACCAGCAGCCTGAATCGGTTTACCAGCAGGGATATTAAGACCCTCTTTTATTTCAATAGGAGAGTTATCTCCGTAATTAGCAATTTGATTTGCAAGAATTTTTGACATACTTCTAGTCCTGAAGACACTTTTCTAAGCTAGAAATATTTATAACCATTAAAAAACCCCTCTTGCGAGGGGTCTTGATATTATTGTGGATCTTCGTATCTATGTTCTTGAGATTTATACGACCCAACGGGGGTAGTAGTTACATCTCCTGTTTCTGTATTAATATTAATATCAGAATTTTCCCAGTCGGTAACTGGATCATACTCATATCCCTTATAATCTGTAGGGAATTGTATTACCCCATCAAGATTATCAAGATCTTTACCAGTTGCAGTGGTAAAAGATATCTGGTCATGTGGATGTGGAAATAACCCAATTACATCTTGGATGTTTCCAAGAAGACTGAACATGTCAGTAAGATTTCTATCATCTTTCTCAGTAAGAGAATTAATAAGTGCTTGACGCACTGACTCTTCTGCTGATTCTAGATTAGTTAGAATGTTGTTGCAAGTCATAACGTTTTAAAATTTACGATAAGCACCCACTTCAGGGTCTGGGTCTAACCACTTTGTATATTCATTATCCTCAATAGCGAGGAGTAATTGCTCTTCATTGTCACAGTAATAAAAATCACTGTAACGTTTAGTCCAGTCATTATATTTTTGAATACGGCAATCAGGTTTACCGTTAATTTCTAAGAGTCCACACTGGACATAACGATAAGGATATCTCTCTAAAACTACAGTAGGTGTGGTCATGATGCATCAATGTGACTGTTAATATCATACCATGCATCTGACCCAGTTGTGTCAGAGAGTTCCAGTTCTTCAGCTGGCACAGCAACAACTGCTCTACCATCTGGTTGCCTGATTAGGATTTTCTCTCCTTTTTCAATACGATCCATGTAATTATCTGGATCCTTTTCAAATTCTTCTACTGTAAGTTCTATCATATTACGCAACAAATATTTTTATCTTGCATATAGCGAAGAGATTCTTGACAACTGCCCAACTTGATGTCATCAAGAAGGATCTGTGGGAAAGTTGCACCTTCACCAAACTGTTCATTAAACTCTTCACGAGTGAAATCCCTATCTAATTCATATACTACATGATCTAGGTTCTCTAGTCTACACACGGATACAAACTTTTTACAAAATCTGCATCCTTTACGAGAGTATATGTTAAATGTCATCTACCCATAGTTTTAAAGTCTTGATCAAATATATCTAGTCCTTCACGAGTAAGAACATGGTCATACATTTTATCAAATACATTAACTGGGAGAGTTGCTACCTTAGCACCAGCAACAAAACAACGAGAAACATGATGTACATCCCTAAGACTAGCTGCTAGAACATTAGTCTCTATATTATGTGTACAATAAAGGTTACTAATACCACGAACTAATTCAACTCCACTGAATGAATTATCATTGCAACGACCAACAAACGGTGATATGTATGTTGCTCCAGCAAGACCTGTCATAACTGCTTGTGCTACAGAGAAGCATAGAGTTACGTTAGTTTTAACACCAGCATCAGTAAGATATCTACAAGCAATCAAACCTTCTTTAGTTAAAGGAAGTTTAATTGTAATTGCATCGCTAATGTCACGGTATTGTACTGCATCATCTAGCATTTGATCAGCAGTATTACCATTAACTTCAGCAGATATACTTTCAAATTCTGGAAATTCACCAGCAATTCTTTTAATAAGATCTAAGTAGTCAACACCTTGTTTTCTAACTAGGGTTGGATTAGTTGTTACACCTGAAATTAATCCAGTACCATATCTCTGTTGAATAGCACTGAAATCAGCTGTATCTAAAAATATTTTCATATTATATGGTACTTAGTTCATTCAAAGGTTCCATTCTCAGGAACTGTTCGTTGTTATTATAGTATAGTTTATAGTTTTCTGTCAAGACATAGTACCCTTTGATCTCGTTACCGTCACAATGATAACCATAACCTTTAAGAGGTTCATTCACTCCATCAATTCTGAAGCATTTACTACCATTTTGCAAGTAGTTATGAAATTTCTCGTCAAGATTGATCATCGTTCCTCGTAGTAGAGTTTACGGACTTTGCGTTTGCGTCTATCCTCTTGGTATTTTAGGTCAGCATCTGACAATAATTGCGATTTCTTAACACTATTTTCATTATTCAGTAACACAACCAACGATAAATTATTTGCACTAAGACGATCACCAGTAACAGTTGTTAGGTTAGAACACCCACAGCATCTAGTTTTAGTTGGATGTGATACTAGCTCTACTCCACATGCTTTACAACTAATTCTTAAACGTTCCATTGATTTTGTGATCCACTCACATATAAATTGAAATTAATCACTGCTCTATAATAACTATCTGTTTGTGATACTCCTCTATGTCTACCCTTTGGATTAACATTAGGAAATTCTATCAAACGATTCTCCAAGGAAGCAACCTTAGCACCATCTTCAAACTCAGTGTAACCATTGTTAGTGTTAACGTAGTAAATTAATGTAGTTAATGCCTGTTCAGGAATCTCTTCTCCATCCTTATTTGTATAAAAATAATCATGATGATAATCAGATACAACTGGTTCTTTATTAGCAAGTTGTAAGTTTGCTTTTATCCTAGCAATAGAGATGCATCTATACTTATTTAAAATTGGCTGAAGTATTTTAGAATGCACAGAGTTCTTTTGTGATCTAGAATCAACAAAGAAATGATTTAACTGAGTATTATATGGGTCTGATTCTCCACCATTATTATCAATAAAATCTCTCCTATTTCTATGGTATCCTTTCTCAGTTGGAGTAGTTTTTGTAGAAAATGTCCATGGAAAATCATTAGTATGAAGAGTGTATTGGATAGTTTTCCAATCATTTTCATTAAGAAAGTTATCGTATATCTGCATGGTTAAAATAGTCCTTACGATAGTAACGACCTAATATATTGCTATTATAAAAAGCAGGTGTTCCGTCCTCTAGAGCTTCAGTTAAAACTCCTCTGGTGAAGAGTTGTTTAGTCTCTTCATAATTGACTCTACCTGGGGTGGGATGTACTGAGAGGATCTCTCTTCTGAAATTTCCTTTGCCATCTCGTTTAATATCTTGTTTAAGTTCTGGACAACTTCCGTAGTATTTCTTCCAGTCACTCTCAGACGTAACTCTTCGTTTGCCACCTCTAGGCTTTCGTTTCTGGTAAAAATATTTGCGTCCGATGTACTCTTTACCCGATTGGTTATTTGTAATCCTGTAGACAAAACCGAACTGGTCGCCAATGTCATCAGTAGTAAAAGCTGCACCTTGGTAGTACCAGGGATTTTCGTAATCTCCTTCAACCATTCCATAATTTTATATCAGTCCTCTATATTTATGGTTCGCTGAATAGTATCTCATTCATGTAAGTATCAGCCCATTCCTTACCAAAAAAATTAACTAATATATTTCTAGTCTTATCATTTAACTTCTGTTCCTTACAATAATCAACCTGACCATCATATCTTTCATCTGCACCATCCAAATCTTCATCTTCATTCCAAACTGACCCTACAAATATTTCTAGATACTGATCTACTACCTCATTAAACCTATTCATATCCTTTGCAGAGTCTAACCTAGCAAATTTACAATATGGAGAGAACATCTCACCCCAATCAGGAAGCTTTCTTTTACCAGAAAAATTATAAAAATTACTTACCTCTGCAATGTCATCAAATATAGGTAAATCTAACCCATTTACTGGTGTTATATCAACAATGGCAGCAGTAATTAAATCCTTTGTTGGAGCAACAAGATCCACTCCAAAAATAGGTAAATTATAATTAGGATCTGGCCAAAATACTGAATGAAGTATCTCTAATTTACCAAGTTTTGCAGTCTCTAAATGTATCTTACGCAATCCACGACACTTAAACATTTCATTCTTAATGTATAAGTCTTCATCTTCAAAACTACTGTGAACTGAAGCAAGTTCTGGTTTGACAGGTAGTGGTTCTATGCCTGGAAAATTTTCCCACGCAGAACGTATGAGTTTTGATAGTTCTTCTATTGCTGGATTAGGCATAACTAAAAAAGAATTCTTTGATCAATGTCTCAGATTTTTCTTTACCGAATCTACTAGCCAAATAACCTGAAATTGGGTCTAGTCTTATCATATACTTATCAAAATCTCTATAGAGTGATGTATCTTCACCCGTAGGTTTTGCTTCCTCTATCATCTCCTTGTAGAGTGACAGATAATATTTAAACGTAGGTAGATATGTGTCAACCTGATCAGGTTCACAGTACCTTACAAATATATTCTCAGAGAAATGATTACCTGGTTCAAAGAAACGATACTTCTCTGTTGTCTTGGGTAATTTATCAGTTGAGAACAAATAATTTTCTACTGGGTGTTGAAAATCAAATACCAAAACTACTCTCTTCTCATTCATACCCATAAGATCCATACCAAAACAAGGAAGGTTACTTCCTGTCTTAGGATATATTATATTGTTATGAATATTACAAAATTTGTTATCCCAAATCTCTACTTGTCTTGATTTAATAAAATATTCACCTGAGTATAAATCTGCAGTCAAATTCACACCTTTATCATTAGTCCATTCAGCATGACGCTCAACGTACTCTATGTCTGGAAAAATTTCAGCAACGACTGCTTTATAATTTACCCATAAGTCATGGTTTTTTGAATTCATTGTGTATTACTTCAGGTAATCCCATAGTTTTATATTCAAGCTGTTCCTTTAAAAACTCAACCTGAGTCTTTAAAACTTCCTTTTCTATTTTTAATTCTGCGATCTCTTGTTCGTAGAGTATAATCATTTGTTCTAGTTTTTGATTTTTTAATTCAACATCCCAGTCCATCAGTCATACCAAGGATCGGGTATTATATTCCTTGGTCTTTCTGTTGTTGGAAAAACTCTTTTAGACTTGACTGGCAATTGGGAGGTTCTGGATCTTTGAATCCTTTCTTCTTTCTCCAATCGTTGTGCATAGCCTGCATCAACCAACTCTGGGCAAGACTCTTCGGTCCATTCATCAGCAATTCTCTGTTGAGTTTGCCGTGGGCTTTCATTCCTAGGTACTCCTCTCTCCACGACTCGTCTCGTGGTTCTAGTTCTGTACTCGCTGCCATGATTAATCTCCTTGAGAATTGAAGTTGAGGTTGAGAGTAATCCTCTGACCGCTTTGCGGATAAGAGCTTGCATGTGATGTTCCTCCTTCAAACACAACGAGTCTATTTTTCTTGGGTGACACACTATCTATAACTTCTAACTTTTCATCAAAGAAATAAGTATCTCCAGTAGAATCATTTACGTAATATAATACAACTGTATGTCTATCACGTTGGTCAATGTGAGGACCATGATAAGAATCCCAAGAAGAATCTGGTATATGCATACCGAATCGTGCTCTTGTTATATAGGATTCTTTTGGAATTTCACCAACATTACCCATCACTTGTATAATTGGTTCAAACCTAATAAAATTATGTTCATCAAGAATTTGCTTTCTATCGTGATAATTATATAATGGTTTAGCAAATGCAGGAAATTTCCTCTTACCATCTTCAACAGTTCCAGAGGAATCATCTACATAAGACCATTGAAATTCAAATCTAGTTGTTATATCTTCAATAAAATCAGCAAGTGATTCTGGAAGAGCATTATCAATAATTTTCATAGTTTAAATCCTGTGAATGTGTCTTTTTTAACGTCTTGTTTGATACTACCTATCATATAAGACTCTACTTCTGTCTCCTGTGGTGCTACCTGTAGTCCTCTAGAGGATAACCAATGTGCAGTCCAAGGTAATGGATTGTTTGATAGTGGTACATCAAAGATAGGTTTCAAACCTATTGACTTTAA